CCCGCCATATCCTTGACTGCTGAGGCAAGTCTTTTTACACCATCCACAATAGCTTGAGACAACACATTTGCCTTTAAAACATCGCCAAAGGATAGGGCTTTATCTCCGGCATCATCCATGGCGTTCCCAAGGTCTGCGGTAGAATCTGATGTATCTGACAACTCGTTCTGCATTTTATTAAGCTCTGCGGTTGCCTTATTTACAGCTTCTTTCCATTTCAGCGTACGTGTGTCATTATCTCCATATTTCTGAGCAGATTTTTCCAACATGGATGATAGTTCTTGCACACGCTGTTTCTGGACTTCTACCTGCTGCGATAAAATTTTTGACGTTGCGGCATTCTTTTCTTCGGCGCTGGTTGATTTTGTAAAAGATGCAGTCACAGCTTTCATTTCGCTGTCGAGGGTTTTTGCCTGTTGGATGATGTTATTGATTTGTTTTCGGTATTCAGCCTCTCCATCTATCCCAATTTTGGGGCCAATGTTCGTAGCCATGCGTTTTCACCTCAGCTTTATTGCCTCGTCAAAAGACCAAGCCTTTTTTTCTTTTTTAGGTTTTGCCCCGTTGTAAATAGCAAAACAGGAGATCATGTCACACATTTCACCGTAACGTGTGCACATGATCTCCCGCTTTGACATATTCAGCAGCCTGCCATAAAACAAAAACCAGGAAAGATTTATTTTTACTCCGGGGCTTTTTCTTTTTTTGATGGTTCGGTTTCTACGGTTTTTTCCATGGCTGCTTTAAAAGCGGAGTATACGATTTCCTGAAGTTCTTTCATTTCTGGATAGCTCATGGACAATACTTCTTCTTCGCTCATCGGGTCCGGTTTATAGCCCGGTTCATCAAACGAACGCGCTTGCTCATATCCGAAACTCATCGCGGCTACCATTTTCGCTGTGGTTTTAATAGTGCTCGAAAAGCTACCGCTCAATACTTCTTCTATGCGCCCCAGGTCACCGCCTGGGCAGAGATCGGCAATTTCAGCGGATGCGCCTACGGTCAGCATAAAATTTCGCTCTTTGCCGTGGACAATCATGCAGTCACCCCCAAAATTGCTTTAAGGACGGCCTCCGCCTCCGCCTCTGTGTCCTGATCCTCTGCAACTTTTTTCCAGCTATGATTCGCTGAATCGTCACGCATAAGTGTGGCCGTAAGTTCATGTGTTTGCCAGTCGATTTCCTCTTCCTGTGTTTTTGCACTCAGGCCCTCAGTCTGAAAACGCACCTTTGTCATTACAACTGGAGCGTATGTGGTTATCCCTGAGGATTGATATCTAACCAAGAAGCCCAGGCCCATATAGGGAATCTTCATATCGTCCCCATACTCTGTCACATTGACCGTTACGGATTCTCCGACGTTGATAGTTTTAGGTTCAGGGAGCCCCATAATGAGCTTTTCAGCTGCGGTTAAAAGACCGTCCACTGTAAGCGTCACAGTTCCACCCGTAAAAACACCAGGAGCTGTTTCAGCAGATATATTATCTGCATAAAAAGTATTATCGTCTCCGACCTCAGGATCAATAGATACTTCAACGCCGCGTGCTAAAATTTGCCCGCTTGTGTAGGTTATCGTCTCTCCGCTGGCCGCATAAAGCGCAACATAGGGTTTTGAAAACCCGGTACAGACCTTGCCTGCTGCCACTTTAATCAGTCCTTTCTATTCCGTTATTTTGCTTGTTTCTTCATCAATCACGCGCTGCATTTCTTGTACAGCTTGTTTTTTTTTGTTTTTTACCGCGGGTGCAACAAATGGCATTTTTTTAAGCCAGCTTGTACCTGATTCGACCCCTCTGGCGACAAGTTGGTTAGGCTGCCCCCCTGGATATTTGTCTGTTAAGGTGTCGTTATATCCATCAAATCCGAGCTTAACATTATAGTAGCCGTTATCCTCGGATAAAGGAGAAATTCCAAATCCATCCATAAGCCCCTTTTTTTGGACCTGTGTAATGCCACTCAAAGGGTTTTCGGTAGTGCCGTATCCGGACCGACGCACAGGGAGTGACTTTATATTTTCGCGGACTGCGTCGGCAACTATTTTTGCCCCCGCATAGATCGCTTTCCCGGCGACTTCTCTCGAGCCATCGCGCAACTTAGATAACTTGAGTGCGTATTCCTCCAATCCCTTAAATTGGTATGTCGCCATGTCAACGCACCTCCCACGTCCACTCGTAGTGAATAAGGCTGGTGTCTTCCTCGTATTGCACACTATTCAGTCGCCAAGCAATACCTAGGCTAATATTTGCATTTTGGATAGCATCAATAGCTGGATCAAACTCTTCTTGTGTAAAATAGTCTGTTGTCCCCGTTATGGCCTGCTCAATCATTTGATCGTCGGCCCACACAGCGTTGTCTCCGTCTTCGGCCCAAACCAAAAACGGGGCGGACAGTTTTGGCCTCCAGTAGTGATAGCAGTTTTCTATGATTTTGCTATATGCTTTCCCGATTGGCTCAATCTTCTGCTTTAACGTCATAGTTGCTATCAAGCCTCCTTAGCGTCAGGTCCGTAACCCGCAGCCCATCGTCGTCTAGCAACTGCTGCACGTTGTCAATCCGATATTGTATATTTCCCTCAAGCACAGCATACATGCCGATTCGGATTGACGCATCGCGCCATATCCGGACCAACATGTCTACTTGCTCGTTCACCCCCATGGCCGCGTACTGACGGCCATAGCCCACCATTTTCTCACCAAAAAAATGTTCCGATATTTTTTGCAGTTGTTGTGCTGGCATAGCGCCAGGCGGTGCGGTGTTGATTAAATTGCAGACGGTCAGCATACCGTCATCGTAGGTCAACACACTTAACCACCCGCTTTCTGACTGAATAACCTATTGTTCAGCGCGTACCTCAGCATTCTAGGCATAGGCGGGTTGTCCTCCGCTCGTTTCCGGAAAAGATAAGCGGCATACATGACGATCAACTCTCCGTCCTCTGCGGTATCACTAAGGGTGATACCCTCTTTTGCGATCATTTGCTGCGCCGCCTGGACTAGATGCATTAGATACTCGTCATATGCCGTCGTTGTCAGAGACAGATTAAGCTTCAGAATTTTGAGTAGATCGTTGTTCGTCATATATGCTCACCTCCGTTCAGCCGCCAGCTTTGGTTACTGATACGGTATAAACTCGCACGGCATTGCCTTGTTTGACCGTCACCGTCAGAGGATGAGCCGTGCCATCGGCCAGCCAAGTCACAGTACCCCCGTTGCGCACATTTTGGCTGTTGTAAGCAATAGCAATCTGTGCCCCCGGCTGGTTGCTGGTTGCTTCGATTTTGGCACTAGTACCGGTTGGGGCCAGGGTATAACTGTAAGTATCAGGGGCGAATACCGGTGACAGGGTCTCGCTGCCCACAACGAACGCGGAAAGCTTCGCGTCGTTGGCGTTGTCGGCCGCGAACTCCATTACAGTGGTTACTTCCTGGTTGTTGATATTGATCGCTACGAACGCGCCAGGAATTACCGGCTGACCGTCAGCTCGCTGTTTCCCTTTAAACACCGTATTATCCTGGATAAACTGCACTTCGCGGCTGGATTCGATGGTCATCCCAGCTCGCATAGCCAGCAGATACAGGTCGCCATATCCGCCGATGATATCACCATCCGGGATGAACTCCAGCACATCAATATCACCATCCACCACGGGCATAACGCCGGGATACTGAGCAATCAAGCTGCCCTCATAATTAAATGCAATCAGCTTAGAACGCAGCTTTGCGTAGGTCTTGCTGTTCATCGCCCAGAACTGCCGACCACGGCTATAGCGGGTAAAGGTGTTTCCGGCGGCAACGGCAAGAGCCGCCCAAAACGGAATAGGGTCTTTGGTGCTGTCCACCTTAAGGATGTTGCTGGTATGCAAGTCCACCCACTCCGGCGCATTGGCGGGATAGTCCGCGGGCTTGCTTTCCTGTGCCAGCCGGGTAACGATGCCAAGCGGCATTTTGCTGGCGTTCCCTTTGCCGTACAAGATTGCCTTGTCCATCGCAAGGCCAATACTTTCAGAGAGCATTTCAACAATCCAACTTGCAAGGTTGATGTCGTTATCCTCCAGGATTGAGTTGCACACAGGGACAAAACCTGCCACCTTAAAGCTATCCAGCGTAATTTGGTTAAACACAAAGGTTAGTTCGTTAATTGCGCCACACATCTCCGTCCACACTGCCTCCGGCACCGTGCCAGCGATGGTCTGGCGCGCTTCTCCGTTAACATTGCGGATGCGCACGCGGTTTAAAAGCTTCGAGTAGCGATACATGTTTTCCGAGATCAAGTCAAGGAAAACCACCGGGATCGCGAGTTCCGCGCCGGATACGCCGCGCTGCTGCCCTTTCATGCTGCGAAGCTGCGCGAAGAACTCGCGCACGTCCTCGCGCCCGATAATCGTGCTGCGCTGCTCCATCGGCAGCGCGTCAAATGCGCGCTGGCTCATGGGCAGACTGCGGATGCTGATGTTTGTCTCCATATGGCTTTCATTCCTTTCTCTTTTCTGATGCTCCATCTTGCTTCTCATCGGGGCCGCCGCTTCTGCGGCTGTGAGTTCCGCCTCCAGCCCCTCGATTTCGCCGGTCAACACGGACTTTGCCTCCTCGTGAGCGGTTTTGTCCGCGTCGAACTTTTCCACCTCTTCGGCGACGGCCTGCTCCTGCTCCGGCGTCTGAGCCTCGTTGATCGCCGTCTCGAGCTCTGCCTCACGCATCTGAAATTCCGCGTCTTTCTGTCGAAGCACCTCCAGCTCGGCCTGCTTCTTTTCCATGCTGCGGCGCAGCATGATCGTCTTAAGTGCCATTGCTTTCTCCTTTCAGGCGCGCTCTCATTTTGGCACGCCATTGTTCACGTTTTCGCTTTTGTATCTGTTCATAATCCCTCTTTCGGGCCGTCACAGATGTATCTTCATAGGCCGGGAAAGTCACGACTGATACCTCATACAATTTCACTTTGCGCAATTTCCACACCGTAGTGCCGTTCTCCATCACTTCAGTACTTTGGTCGATGATGTCAAATCCAAAACTGCACTGGCTCACATCTCCGCGCTTTACGCGCTCATACAGGTTCATGGCGTCTTGGTCTGCCTGATTGATGGTGATGCTTCCCCACAAACCTACCCGGTCTACCCGCAGCACCAAGGTCCCAGCCGTTGTGCGCCCAAGCACCAGTGTGCTGTCATGGTTTACCAGCGCCCGGATATCTCCATCGAGCGTGTCATTAAAAGCATCTTCATCAATGGTTTCAATAGCGTTCTCCCACATGCGGTATTCGCTGCCAAACACTGCAAAATAACCATCGATATACAGATTCCCGTCCTCTGCGCGCGTCTGGAATTTGCCATCACGCACAAGGGCGGTGCGTTCATATGTCATGCGTTTTCACCTCCATTCAATTTGTTTTGATCTCCCACCATCCCGCGCGGGATGTAGTTTTCAAGGATCACCAGATCGTCGAGGCCGGAGAGGGGCGAAAGCCCAATCCAGTCCCGCACCTCGTTGCCGGTCATAATTCCGCGGATATACTGGTCATCCGCCACCGCGGCCAAGTCCTTGAGGTCGTAGTTGTAAAGGCTCCTCGCGTTGAACCGGAAAAACCAGTCCGGGCTATACAGGAGCTTTTTTGTCATCTCCTGCTCGATGTTCTTCGCGATCGGCATGATCGTCGAGCTGATGAAGTTGTTCCACGCGTCGCGGTGAAAGTCTCCGATGCCCAAAACAAACGGCGGCACGCCGAGAATAGCAGCTACTGTCCGTTTATCGAGCTGTACAAAATCCGCGAGCGCGAGATCGGAAAGCGTGAGCGGCCGGACCTGCTCCACGCTGAATTGCTCCGACGGAATCATCCAAGGCTCGCCTGCCTGCGCCGTGTCGATGTACTCGTGCAGCAGTCTGCTGCGCCCCTCCGCGCTCGCAAATTCCTCGGTGAGCGCGTCCACCTTTACGATAATGCTCGGCTTCCAGTTACTGGACATAAAGCTTTTTTCCGTCGTCGCCGCCTGCTTGAGGTTGTTTGCAACGTCCGCCAGCACGACACGGTATCCCTCGCCCCTCCACGGGTAGTAGCTCCCGGGATTCAGGACGAAATGCAGCACGTCGTTGGGGTCGTATTCTTGCCCGGCGATCACCACACGGTAATCCCACAGCCCCTCCGGCACAAACGCCGCAAAGGCCGGCGGCACCGGCTTGAGGTCTCGCA